ACAATACCAATCCAAGCCATTTTGGGATTAGTAGGCTTTGTACCAAATGAAGTCTCTTTAATATATTCAACGGTTGTAGTATAACCTGCGTTTTGTCCCATAATAGTTAACCTCTCTTTCTAAATTCAATTACAACAATATCCAATTCACGTTTCATTGCACTATTCTTTTCAACAAATGCAGGAGCAACGGGAGAAATATAACTTACACCACCATAAGCGCATAATGTAAGTTCCCGTCCATAATCCAGGAAAGCATCTGTAATCAATTTAAAAATGCGATTGATCTCACTCTTCTTATCAGAAATGATTGCAATGCGCACTAATTCATGTGTCTTTGTTCCATCAACGATGAGGGTTTCTCTCCCTGCTACTATGTCTATTACAACAGTAGGAGGAGCGAATCTTTTTGATTCGGGATAAATGGTAGTAACCTTATTATCAAGTTCTGGAACTTTATCTTCAATAAAATCTGCAAGTTCCTTTAAAACACCATCTATATCCATTATAACCCCGCTAATGATATATTTGCATTAAGTAAGTTCACACGCTTAATTAACTGACCAAGTTTAATACTATAGATAAACTTAATCTGTCTTACATCATGGATAATACCACGTTCAGAATCAGGATACTTGTAGCGTGGTTCATTGGCAATCGGTTTGAATTTCTCTGTACCAAACACAAGAAACGTATTGTAAGGAACGTATGAATTTTGACTTATAATTGCATACTTCATTGATTCTTTACGCTCGTAAAACCAAGAACTCATGTAACGCCCTGTATCATACGGGGCAGAGTCCTTGATCTCCTTTGTCATATCAGCACTAAAGAGATCAAGCGTATTATCTACATTCTCCTGCACAGCAGCAAGAATCTGACTTAACTTAAGATTGGTTTCCTCTACACCTTGCACCATTATTTTCATAGTGCAGACTCCAGGTGTGCTTCAAGTAAGTAATATGATGTTCCAAAAATCTCTTTTCCTACAATCTGGTATTTACCAACGTTATCAACGTAGTAATCACGGTTTAGAACAATGGTATCACCATCCTGAATATTGATAAAAATGTTGATGATACCAAATTGTTCAACTCCAGTGCGATCTAAACGTCCAAATACATTAGAATGTAAGTCATATGCGCGGGCAGGGAGAACAACAGCCCAATATTTTACTTCTTTATATGTGGTGGTTGATTCTTGATAAAAAGTGTCAGAGGAGGTTGTAGATTTCTGAATAAGAAAGGTGCAATAAGCGCCTAATTTCTTTAATATATTATTCATTTTAAACCCACTCTGTTGCATAAAACCACCTTAAAAAAATCCATTAACATTTAACAAGAGGTAAGAAACATAAACACCAATAACAGCAACAATCAACGCTATAAAACCCTGTATCATCGTATCTTTAATTGATATTACCTCTTTCTTTGTCTCCTTCCAATCCAATCTTAATTCATCAATAAGGGCGTAGAATCGTTCATCCTGCTTCTCTTCCCTACGCTGAACTTCACATAAAATGTCAGTCCGTAAACGACAATGCTGTAACTCGCATGATTCTATACTATCCATTTTCTTCATCCTCAACGTATTTACATCTTGAACGGATATATAGTAATCCAGTTGAGGCTTTCTGAACACTGAATATTGATTTGCGAATTAATGTTGACGTTTCTGCTTCATACATTTTGATTATATCGTCAATCTCATTATACTGTTGGGCTGACCCCAACTTTGACATATACGGCAATTCACCGTTTGTTTTCATTCGCTTTAAGGTTAATGCGGCTGATTTAAAGAGATGAGCCGATTGGATTTCATATGAAGGGTTTGATTGAACGCCAATGCGTGATTCAATGTATCTCTGTGCAATATTAAGAATATCTTGGAGGGTAGAATCTGATATTTCAGTCTCTACCAATCCACGCAATTCTGCAATATTACTCCAAGACATTGTAAATCACCAACCTCAAATAGTGGTTAATTTACAAATCGCATTTGCATCATAGACAACAGGAATCACACACTCGTAAACTCTACCCCAAAGATCCTTAGACTTCTGGAGCACTTCAGTTTCGGTGGTCATATCCTGTGCAACAATCATTTCAAAGAAACCGGCAGAAGCATCAGCAAGAAGCATACCCGTTCCAGTACCCTGGAAGGACGTAGAGTAAATACTTCCACCCTCAAGAATCTCCTTGACCATTGCTATTTCACGTTCACCCGCACCAGAACCAAGAACAGACGTTGCAAGTTCCATATACTGAGTGGGGTTAAGCACAAGATTATACGGGCCGGTGATATTATCAGCCTGCATCAGATCAATAGCAGTAGCAACAGATTCTAACGGCTGACCCGCCGTTGCAAAGTCCTTACCGGCGGTAAAGTTACCTGCACTCTGATAAAGTCCCTTTATATCATAATTAGTTCCATCGGCAGCGAAACCGTTAAGAATTAACTGATTCTCAAGATTCATAACCTTGTAGGCAGCACTCTGAACAGTAGCGGTCGAAATACCAAATCCACCACGAGCAGCAGCAGCGAGATCCCTACGCGAGATACGATACTCCTTATGCAGAAGCGGAATAGGCACATCGGTGCGAGTAAGTTCAATCCAATC